GTTGCCGGTGCCTCGGTGGCCTCGGCCTTGATTTCGTTTGACACGTTTTCTCCTTCGGAAGTGTCTTGGGGTTGGTTTTCGTCGTCCTCTGGTTCGGCCGAGGCGGCGATCTCTGTGATTACGGCGTCCGCAAACGCCGGAACGGCGACAAGTGACAGTTCGATCAGGTCAGCGGCGCTAACGATCATTGTGCCTGTCTTGTCGAATTTGAATTTTGTTGGATTCGCGCCAACGGACACGGAATCGTAGGCACCAGCCTTTAGAAGCGCGACCGCATCGCGTGACGCGGCGGTGTCGGCCAGTGTTGCTTCGAAGCGAAGCCCGGTGTCGGTGTCCTCGAGGGCGTTCACAACGCCGCGAAGTTGCGTCAGGTCATGGTTTTCAACCAGTTTTGCGGGTTTTTGGTTGACGTTGAATGCGCCGCGCAGAAATTTGACGCGCTGACCGCCCGAGACGGTTGCGGTTACGTCCCACGGCACGGCAACCCCAGCGATTCTCGGTGCCGGGCTGTCACCTTCGGCCGCCGCGACCAGTTCTACATCGGCAGTGAATCGAATCATTGTCACTCCAGATTCATTTCGTCTTGGGGGAGATCGGGCATTGTGTCTTCGGGCATTTCGGGGGCGGCGGGTTCGCGGGGCATTTCTGGCGTTTCGACCATGAATTCCTCGAGGTATTCGTCAACGTCGAATTGAACGTGGCGCCCGTTCGGTAGCACGTCATTCATTGACAAACGTTCTTGGATTGAATGCAGGACGGGCCGCGCACCAAACAAGATCAGGTCTTGGCGTGACTGTTGCGCGTTGTTATATGTCATGCCCGATTGATCGATGCCGAGCAAATAGCCGGGGATATCCAATAAACGGGCCATTTCGAGGGCCGCATATTTGCGGGACTCGACTAGTTGCAGTTTGCTTGGGTCGGACGAAAATTCTTTCCATTCCACGGCGCTATTTAGTGCGCCGATCGCTGAGACGCGCCGAGCGTTTGCCCAGGCGGCCGCGAGTTCGCCCAATTCTTCGCCCGACATGGGTTCGGAATTTGTGGTCTGTTGCAGATACCCGGCAGCGATTTCGGTAGCGGAGAAACGTTCGGCGGCTGCGTCCAGGCGTAGCGCGATCTGCACGGCACGGCGGCCCGAATAAACGATGCCCTGGTTAGGGCTAAGGAACGTGATCACGTTGTTTACGTCCAGCGGCATCCCGTTGAACTCGAGATCGGACGGCATACCGAACCATTCGGGGGCCGACGGCATTTTTTGGCTGTAAACCATGTTCGCCGGAAGCCATTGGAAGGTCGCTGGAAACCCGGTGCTGTAACGGGACGTAACGGCCCAGTGTGCGCGGCCGTACATGATCAAATCTCGGGCGGTTTTGCCCATGATGAATTGACGCGGCACCGACGGGTCGGGTCGACTCATCCACGTTTCGCCGGGGACGAAAATCTTTTCGTATTCGTCGCCCGTCCATTGCAAGACGTAAGACTTCAAATCGAGCGTCCCGACAACGGTTGTCAGCAATGAAACCGCACGGGCGATCGTGGGTACAGATAGGGCAGCCTCTTCCGACGCCCCGACGGAATAGGAATAGAACTGCCCTACCTGCGAAGCACCAGCGGCAGCGCCAATGGGGGCGGCAGCAACGGCCGGGGCTTCAATCTTGCGGCGGAAAAATGCCATTGCCACAAAGTATGCACCACAATTATTGCGAATGCAAGTATCTACGATGCGAAAGCGACGGCCGCCCTACTTTTGGCCGCGACAGGTTGCGACGCATACGCGGCGGCCCAAACCATTGCCCGGCACAATTCGATCGGGCCTGGGGATCGTGTCGAAGTCAACGCAACGCTGCCCATTGTCCGAACCATAACGGCTCGGCAGACATGCTCGGCAAGTGACTGGTTCCCGTCGTGTACCAGGCGGCGGCCGCTGATCATGCTGTGCACTGTCGCCGTAAATTTTTGGATTTCCGCGTAACCAACAATGCCGAGACGGGGCCGATATTCGATCGGGGCGTGAATCTCAAGGCTTGGGGTAATCAGTAGCCGTGTCGATTTGTCGGCCATTACTTGGGCGATTTGTTCCCAGGCTTCGGCTTCGGTTTTGACAATGAAAGCGACCCCGACCTGGGTTAGCCCGGTCGCGTCTTGGGCGGCCCTGATTCCGACGAAGCGGCCTTCGTCGATATTGGAATCTACGGCCAGGTAGCCGCCAGGCGGCATCGGCTGATCGGTCTGGCATGACTCCCATTGTTCGGGCATGATCCAGGCTTTTTCGGCACTGACAAACGTATTCAAATCCTCTTTGATAAAAGACGCCCGTTCCGACGTTTTGAAAGAGTTTTCCAGCGAATCGGGGGTCAGCAAGATCGGCAGTGACGGGTTAGCCCACAACCAGCCGCGACGATCCGTCCACGGAATAGTCGGCGGCGGCGACCATTCAGCCAGGTATTGCCGGGCCGCCGTCCCAGTGTCAATGTTTTGGATTGCTTGTTCCCGATAGTTGATCTGATAGTTCGAAGCCTGGGTACCAGCGGTGCCGGAAAGCAACAAAAGCGGCGTTCCCCCAGCGGTAAACGGGTTGCGGGTCTTCATTGTGGGCAAAAACCCTCGGTTGATCACGTCCGAATCAAATTCCTGCACTTCGTCAACCCACACAAGATCGGCGGTAAACCCTCGAGCGGCGTTCTCCCGCCCCGCCATAAGAAACCAGCGGGAAACCCCGGCACTGTTCCTAACCTCGATCTCTTCGCGGCCGTTGCCCTGGCGCACTTTCGCGTCGAAATACTCGGCCAAAAGGTCGCCCATAGTCCGAAAGACGACCCCGGCAACTTTCATATTGTGCGCCGTCGTCAAAATCGTTTGCGGTTTTCCGCGACGCTCGGAAAATTCGGTAATCCACCAGCCGCAGATCGCTTTGCCGATCTCGGATTTCCCGTTCTGTCTCGCGCACGACCAATAGGCCGCCCGGTGATACAGCGACATGCCTTCGCCCTCGAGGTCGCCTTTCAGCATGTCGTCAAGCAACCGAACTTGCCAGGGCAGAAACTGAACCCGCATAAATTTGGCGGCCCAAGCAACTACATCCTGACCCCAAGACGGGCCGTCAGGGACGATCGTCCGTAGTCGCGGCTCTTCGCGGCCAATCCAGGCGAATCCGTCAAGATCAACCCCGGTCGATTCCCCGTGGGGGGAATTGACGGATGGGGTCGGGGTCATTTCTTTTTCATTTTCAAAAAAAATCGGGGTTTGAATTCCGATTCGTTTGTCGGCTTGGTTTTTCTTTTTTCGGGCTAGGTGTTCGGCGCCGCGCCGGGCGTTGCATTTGGCGCAGGAAGGCACCCAGTTTTCTTGGTCTGTTGGGTCAATTCCCCGGTCAACTTCGATCTTGTGATCTACCTGGGTGGCTTTTGCTCGGCGGCACCAGTGGCATACGTCGTGCGCTGCCAGGAACTCGAGTCGGGCCGCCTTGTAGGCCGCCGTATCAAGGTCGGGCCGCCTGTGTTTACCCACGGCTTATCCCGTCGCCTTTGCAGTCTGGGCAGAATGACGGTTGTCCCATGAAGCCTTCTGCAATCCAGCCGTTGCCGTAGCAATATCCACACAGTTTAGGTTCACTACCTAAGACACTCTCTGATTCTTTATCAGTATTTAGTAATAGTTCTTCTTTAGACGCCTGGTTATCCGTCGTCGGTTTTTCAGGCGTCGGTTCGGTCGGTTTTCCACTGATTTTCCCCAGGATGTTGACATAGCGGGGGGCGTCGTGAAAGTGCAGTTCGGTTGCGTATGTCCCGTCTTCATTTCGGGCTTTGACCCGTCGTGCGTATCCTGCGGCAATCAGTTCGTTGATCGCGGTTCGCAGTGCGTCGCGGCCCTCGAGGCCTTGCCGGGCCAGTGTGGTTGCGTTTGTGCGCCAGTTGTCGGGCATCGATAGGACGTATGCCAGGACGCCTCGGGCACGGTAGGACAGATGCGGGTCACGCAGCGCCCTATTGGGCAGGATTGTGAAGTCGCGTTCAATTCTTGGGCTTCGAACGATAGTCATAGTCGGGGCTTCCTTTCAGGGTTGTGATCTTGCGTAGTTGTGTTCTGCCGACCCGCCAGGCCGCTTGGTGGCCGCCGGGGTTCCATTCGTGTT